TGACAGTTGAAGTTTTAATGGAACCGTCACCCAGTTCGCGGTTATTGGACTGGTATAAAACTGACGTAAAACCGAATGTGACCACTACTCATACTTATAAAATATTAACGGCTAGATGCCCCCCAGGTACTTCTGAACCAGAGGGGTTTACGTTTCAATCAGATAAGAAATATGTTTCCGAAGTGGAAGATGCTCACGCCATGCAACAACAAACACAGTTGATAGGCGATGTAACTGAAGATAAGGAAACATCCAATGTGTCAAAGGAGCGAACGTTTGCGGAAATTGATTACGCAGACCAACGTCTAGCAGGTTTTCTCTACCGTCCTGTCAAGATTTTTCAGACAGAATGGGCAGTTGGAGACAACTTGTATGACATTTTTGATCCTTGGACTTTATATATGACACATCCATTTATTATTAAGAAAGTCCAAAATTACCGTTACTTTAAAGCTGAACTTTGTGTTAAAGTAATGTTGAACGGGAATCCATTTTATTATGGAAGGGCATTTATGTCCTATAATCCTTATGGCTTTGCCACTAGAGATCCAACTAGGCTAGGCTATCTCTCAGTAGATAATATAGAGAGATCGCAGAGACCTCATGTAGATATAAATCCTACAACATCCTCTGGTGGTGAAATGATTTTGCCATGGGTTTATCCCACACCAATGGCGTCGTTCGATTCAGATCTAAATAAGATCGGACGAATTACCATAGCATCATACCAGCGATTAGAACATGCAAATGTTAGTACTACTCCGCTGAGTGTTACCGTACTTGCGTGGTGCAAGAATGTGGATCTTGGAGGTCCCACGAATGTGCTACGCTCGGAAGCTAGTGATGAATATGGTGATGGTATTATATCAAAACCCGCCAAGGCAATTGCACGAATGGCTGGAGCTTTATCAAAAGTGCCCACCATAGGGAAATATGCAACTGCCACAGAAATAGGAGCTGATACAGTAAGTAAGGTGGCTTCTCTCTTTGGATTTAGTCGACCGGTAACGGTCCGACCACCCATGAAGGTCAAACTTTCTCCCATGTCAAATATGGCTTATTCAAGTATAGATGAAATGACAGAGAAATTAACATTAGACCCTAAACAGGGTTTAACTGTTGATCCTTCCGTAGTGGGATATGATAAAGATGAGATGCAACTTTCCGATATGTTAACACGCGAAAGTTATTTGACGCGGTTTAAATGGGAAACAGCTTATACAGATGATAAATTACTGTTCACCTGCTATGTAGTGCCCCAAATGTATGACAAAGTCTTGGATGCTGGAGATCAAGAAATGCATCTCACACCTATGGCGTATGCTGCTCAGCCTTTTAAATATTGGCGTGGCAGTATTACATATCGCTTTGTTGTGGCGAC